ACCACTACGAGCAGCTAGCTTGGCTAGCTAACTCGGTTTGGTGGAGGGCCCAGAAACGATGGTACCTACTGATGTCAAAATCAGTGGTCTTCGTCGATGGTGTTTTGTACACCAAGACGATCCGTGGTACGTTGGATTCAGGATCGCGCAAAACGTCTTTAGAGAACACGACGCTCAGGCTCATTTACGAATTTTATATTCGAAACAGGATGCCGCCAACACCCATTTTCGTGGTCGCCGCCGGTGACGACTCGATCTCAGTGGGCAAGACAGCACCTGGTGAGTATGAGCGTGTCGCATTAGGACTCAACATAACCCTGAGGGACGTGACTACGTCACGCGACTCAGTCGAGTTTTGTAGTCACCGTTACAACCGGGGTAACGATTTGTTCCCGTTGACTTCGTGGCCGAAGTCCGTCTATCGGATGCTTTCAAAAGCAGTACTAGATCCCTTAGACGTGAGACAAGCTCTCAACGAGATGCGACACAACGTGGGTCTCTATACCCGCCTGTCAATGTGGGTTGAAAGGATAGCACCCCTGACCACAGAGAACGTCGACACTGACGAGTGCTCTCCATTGCTGCAAAGCGACAGGAGCGCTTTCGTCACTGGATCATTGCCGGACCTCGGCGTACGCGTATTGCGCCGGGGAAAGACGATGAGGACTGTCACCGCGAGTGCGGTGGCGTCCGACTAGTAACGGACGAGGGTCTGCTCGGACCCGTGGAATCTAAACGAGAGACACGCCCTTTATCCAATTTAGGGCGAAATTTAGTGGATGCAAAAAGTGAAAACTTTCTTTGATTGGTTATTTAAACCTTCACAAATCACTTTAGTTAGTACTTGCTGCACTCAGGATGGTAAACCGTCCCAAGAGCAGAAACCAAAAGAAAGCTCCGGCAAACGGAACTCAAATGTCCCGACTGCAAAAGAGTCAGGAGATACACCCCGGACGCCTCGACAGTCTATGTGCGATAGTCGATGCTCAACACCGTGACGCCCAGTCAGCGAAATGGTTTTCGACTGGTTGTCAGGCTAGCGTCGTGCTTCAAACGCGCGACGTCGTTACCCTGACGACCGGGTCTGGAGGAGGTGGGCTGTTTATTTTCGAGCCTGGGTTCAACGCCAATCAGTGGCGTGAACACACGAACGCGAACATAGCAGCCATCGCCACTTTCACCGCCCCCGTTAACGCGGGCCCTTCGGCCCTCGCTAGCATGGTTACGGCAAATGCCAATACCACCGGGCGTGTCGTGTCTTCTTCGGTCCGTTGGTGGGACATTGCCCCTGCCACCGCCCAAGGCGGTGTCGTGGTGGCATCCAATGTCCCAAACATCAACGATTGGTACAACAAGTACGACACCACTACTTTCAATGGTACCTCAACGGTGCTAGGAACTGAAGTCGCTATTCTCGACAGGCGTGAGCCTGCCGAGTGGCATTCTGTCCCCAACTCGCATGAGGAGTTTGAATTCAATACTCTTCACGCGACAACGGGTAATGGCGAGTTCGTTCAGAGGTCTTCTCTGATTCTGCACTACACCGGTGCGGCGTCTTCTGACGTCTTACAGGTTGAAATAGTGACGAACTATGAGATCACCATTGACCCTGGACACTTCTTCGCTAGAAGTATGTCTAAGGGAAGGACCCACAACCCCGCAATGGCAGCTGCGGTGGATCACGTCCATTCTATCATGCCAGCAATCTGGACTGGCACGAAAGATCACGTCAGAGAACGGTTTAAGAGTTTAGTTAAAGACGCGCTCAAGACCCTTGTAAAAGGGGGACTTGCAGTTGCGTCCAATTACTTCATTCCCGGCTCTGCCGGTGCTACCTACGCGATCGCTGACTCGATCGACGTGGATTAGACGTGTGTGGAGCGCTAGCTGAGCGTTAAATTCAGCCGCCTTTACGGGCGTTAAAGGCCTGCGATAAGCGGGAGGTTATCCTCACCCGTTTGAGCGAGAGGGTTTAAGCAGGAGAGTCCGCGACTAGCGAAACGCGCAACGTAAACCAGTTGAGAAACGGTTAGCGGAAGTAGAATTCCGCGACTAGTGATGTGTACACTAGTTATCAACAAACACCCGCTAAAGCGAAGCGGTTGGTCGAGAGACCGTTGGTAAGGCAACTGAAAC